TCTTTTTTGATATGCCAGATGACAACGTTCTGACACACCACAGCACATATCTGATGAACCGATTTATTGACGATGCCTACAAGGCCCGTATGGAGCGCAGGAAGGCCGTTGATCCTGAAGGGTATCAGATATATGGCCTTGGGGAATGGGGCGAAATAGGCGGCTTAATACTCCATAATTGGGAGGTCAAAGAGGTCAGCCAAAATCTGAATGATTATGATGACATCGCCATTGGTCAGGACTTCGGTTTTAACCACGCAAACGCAGTTCTGCTGCTTGGCATGAAGGATGATAATATCCACATCCTGTCTGAAATCTATGTCTTTGAAAAGGACACGTCAGAGATCATCCAGCTTGCTTCAGATGTTCCACGGAACAAGCAAATGTGGTGTGATTCCGCAGAGCCGGACAGGATCAAGATGTGGCAGAAGGCCGGGTTCCGTGCAAGGGGCGTGGACAAGGGCGGTTCTGCCGGATCGGTCAAAGCGCAAATTGACTGGCTGAAGCAGCGGAAAATCTACGTCCATCCGCATTGCGTGAATACCATCAAGGAGTTGCAGCAGTGGAAATGGAAAAAAGATGATAAGTCAGGTGAATATCTTGATGAACCCGTCCCATTCCAGGATGACGCAATGGCAGCGTTGCGATACGGCGTGGAGGGCTGGCGCAAAGTCAAGAAGTGGCTGACTTAATCATAAATACAGAGAAAATGAAAGAGAGTGCCACAAAATGACTATCAAAGAAATCCTATACGGCAGCGGCGGTGCGCTGGTGCTTATCATGTCGCTTTTGCAGGTGTCCAAAATCAACATCAATCCCTGGACGGCAATCTTCGGCTGGATCGGGAAGCAGCTCAATCACGAGGTGCTGAAAAAGGTTTCCGCACTTGAAAAGAACATAAAAACCATGCAGACGGACATTGACACGATCAGGGACGAAGGCCGGGAGCGCCATGCCAAGGACTGCCGCGTTAGGATTCTGCGGTTTGCCGATGAAATCTATTTAGGCACAAACCATAGCCAGGAGCATTATAAACAGGTGCTTGGTGACATCACAGCATATGAGAACTACTGTGACGCACATACGGAATTTGAAAACCAAATCGCTGTGTCGGCAATCCGGCAGATCAAGGAAGCCTATGACCGGCACACGCGGCAGCATGATTTTTTGCAGTAAGAGGTGAACGCAATGCCTGAAATGATGAATATCACAGTCAGAAACAAAATCGCCACAAAGACCGATAACGTGGCCTATGTGTGCGGCAACAGCGATTATGTCATCAATTTTGACTTTGACAGCGAGTGGGATGCATACGACACGAAAACAGCGCGGTTTGCCCACGATGGGCAGCATACGGACGTTGTTTTCGCCGGCAATCAGTGCAATGTCCCCATCATCACAAATACATACGCTTTCCATGTCGGCGTTTTTGCCGGTGATTTGCACACGACTACAGCGGCGCGTGTGCCTTGCCGTAAGTCCATCCTTTGCGGCTCTGGCGCCCCCGCCAACCCCACGCCTGATGTGTACGACCAGCTGATGGCGCGGATTAACGACCTTGGCGATGTCGGGTCTGTCGTGCAACGTGGCTATAACGATGTAGTCGCGGCAATCTCCAATATGTTTGGTGAAACAGAAACCGTCCTATGCACAGTTACACCGGAGGATTTTGATGAAAACAGGATGTGCTTAATCCCAAGCGAGGAAACATTTACGTTTTCAACAAATTCCTACGTTAAAGCGCAGATTGAAACCGAATCAACAAGCAGTGAAATACGACTCGATTCCGAAAACATTGCCGCAGGGAAATATGCTTTTTTTTGTAATGAGTTTGGTTTGGTGGTTGGGGCAAAGCCTAATCCCGAAAGCCACAGCTTTTTGGATTATGCGGGGTTCTGCGTCAACTACAACCCCGATTTTGACATGAGCAAAATGACGCGTCTCACATTTGTAAAAGTGGACGTGAAGAAGATCCCAATCGAATATGTTGACACAACAGACATTGAAGGAGCTATTCGGAATATTACGGACGAGGTGAGGTCATTGTGAGTAATTCGCTTGATTTGGCGTTCTCTGATTTGAGAACTGCTATAAAAAACGTAAATTTATATCGCAGCCCGTATATCAACTTGCCAATTGGGGTTGGACAAGACGCTTTTGGGAGAATTACTGTCAAAGAATCAGGAGGCACCACGATTGCCAACGAAGTATTACAAAACAGAAGCGCAACTGTCCCCGATAACGTGTCTTACTTTCAGGTTGATTCGCTCCCCGCTTTCTTAGACTATGTAAATTTGCGTAATAACTTGAATTGCACGATCCGGGTTAATACGGTTACGGACAGTGGCCCGGTTTTCGTTCAAAGAAACGGTACTGATCTTGCAACGAATATCATTTATGCACCTTACACTCTCATATTGCCATACACTTTTTACAAACTTTATAGAGTGTCGTTTATAGCAATTGACTTTGCGTTTAGACGCGGTCTATATCTTAACCGCTACGGAAACAATGTGTTGAACCACGAGAGATGGATATATAATACCGATCACATAGACGAGGCAAACGACAATATGAGGGCAACCGTGGATTTCGACAAAGGCTACGATATGTCCCCGATGTATCTAAACCGCCTATACTTGTCGGCAAAAACGCTTGAAAATCTCGCGAATAAGCTCGGCACGGTGACGAATGGAAAGTTGTACCTCGGCAGCAAAAACATCGCAAACATGACAACCGAACAGAAAAACGCGATTATCGCCAAGGGCTGGACGATCTATTAAGCCGATGCAAAACATGCTAACGCCCTGACGGGGCTTAATTTACACGCGCAATGCGCAGTTCAAGGAGGTGAAAATGTGCTAACCACACAGGAAATTAAAAAGTTTATCAACAATGATGCTGCCAGCGTGAAGAAGCAGCTTGCAAAGACCGGCTTGCGGTATTATGAGGGCAGACACGACATCAAGGACTATCGCATTTTCTACATAGACGCAGATGGGAAAGTTAAAGAGGATAAAACAAAAAGCAATATCCGCATTTCCCATCCGTTTTTCGCGGAAATTGTAGATCAGATTGTCCCCTATCTACTGTCCGGCAAGGATAGGATCATCAAGTCAGATAATCCGGCATTGCAGGAGCAGCTTGACGCATACTTCAATGACAATGACGCTTTCGTTGCAGAGCTGGCCGAAACCATCACTGGTGTACAGGCCAAGGGCTTTGATTGGATGTTTGCCAACAGAGACGAGGACGGCAAGACGCGGTTCCAGTGGGCTGACTGCATGGGCGTTGTTGAGTGCGAAGCAAAATACACGTCCGACAAGCGGAACTATGTGATCTACTACTACGAAGATCGGATTGACAATGACGGAAACAGAATTGTCAATATTCGCGTGTATGATGATACGCAGGTATGGTTTTATACCTGCGTCAATGACGGCGAAATCAAGCCGGATGATTCAATCAAGCCAAATCCGCAGCCGCACAGCATCTTCCAGATGGACGGCAACGGAAAGATTGGCGGCACAAGCTATGGGTTTATTCCCTTCTTCCGCATGGACAACTGCAAAAAGCAGGTGTCCGCGCTGCCGCCTATCAAAGACCTGATTGATGACTATGACCTGATGAACGCCGGTCTTTCCAATAACATCCAAGACACGAATGAAGCGCTGTATGTGGTCAGGGGCTTTGACGGTGATAATCTGGACGAGCTGATGACCAACATCAAGGCAAAGAAGCATATCGGCGTTGACGAAGAAGGCGGCGTTGACATCAAGACCGTTGACATCCCGGTTGAAGCGCGGAAAACAAAGATGGAAGTGGATGAAAAGAACATTTACCGCTTCGGATTTGCGCTGAATACGGCTGGCTTGAAGGACACAGCGGCCACCACAAACCTTGCTATCCAGTCGGCCTATTCTCTGCTGGAACTCCGCGCAAAGAAGCTGGAAAACCGCCTGAAGCCGTTCCTGCGCAAGCTGATTGACGTTGTTCTGAAGGAGATCAACGAGGAAAACGGCACGGGATTCGTACAGAGTGATGTTTACTTCTGCTTTGAACGCGAGATTCCCACCAACGCGCAAGAAAACGCGCAGATTGAGTTAATCGAAGCACAGAAGCGACAGACGGAGATCACCACGATCCTGAATCTTGCCGGGACGATTGATGACGAAACCAAGCTGCAACTGATCTGCGAACAGCTTGACATTGACTATCAGGACATCAAGGACAAAGTACCAGCGCCGGAAGATGATCCGACAGCGGCGGCACAAGCGGCGCTTGGCGGTGTTGTGCCGGAGGGGTGATGACCTATCAACAAATGGGAAAAAGAAGTCCAGCAGTCCCTTCTTGATTCTGAAGCGGCGGCGCTGAAAGAGCTTGAAAAGCAGTATGCAGCGGCACTGAAGGACATCAGTGAAAAGGTAAAGCTGTTTCAGGCAGACATTGACCTGCTGGATCAGGCGCTTTCGCAGGACGGTCTTGATGAAACCACAAGGGCGCTGCTGCAATCGCAGAAGCGGTCAAAGATTTATCAGCAGAACTACCAAAAGGCGCTTCGGGGCCAGGTCAGCGGCATTCTGGACAAGATGCACGGTGACAATTACGGCACCATTGACAAATACCTGAATGGATGCTATGAAACCGGCTATATCGGCGTTATGTACGATATAGCCGGTCAGGGCGTTCCTCTTGTGGTGCCCATTGACCAGGCGGCGGCTATCAAGGCCGTGCTGACTGATTCCAAGGTCAGTAATGGCCTGTATGCTGCGCTGGGCGTTGATGTAGCAACACTGAAGAAGTCCATCACACAGGAGATCAGCCGGGGCATTGCGTCCTCTCTCCCCTACTCTGATATTGCCCGGAACATCAGCAACGTGTCCAAAGCGCCGCTGTCCAGAGCAAAAACCATCGCCCGGACAGAAGGCCACCGCATACAGCAGACATCATCCCGTGACGCACAATATGCAGCGAAGAAAAAGGGCGCTGACGTGCTGAAACAGTGGGATGCTGCGCTTGACGGCAGAACACGGCCTTCCCACGCAAGAGTTGACGGCGAAATCCGGGAGCTTGACGAAAAGTTTTCCAATGGCCTTATGTTCCCCGGCGATCCATCCGGTGGAGCTGCCGAAGTTGTAAACTGCCGCTGCACGTCCAACACCAGGGCAAGGTGGGCGCTTGATGAAGAAGAACTTCAGACGCTGAAAGAACGCGCTGAATACTTCGGGCTGGATAAGACGGAAAACTTTGAGGATTTCAAGCAGAAGTATTTGAAAGCGGCTGAAGCGCCAACGGCCCGGAAATTTACTCCGGCAAAAACCATTGAAGATGCAGCAAAATTCGCAAAGGATGTGCTTGGAATTGAGCAAACGACAGCATATCAGCTTGGAATGAACCTTGATGTTGCAAATGGACTGAATGAAGCCGTTATGAGAATAAACGGCACATTCGGCAGTTTGACTGCATCCGGGTACTTGGAGAACGTTCTCCTTTACACAAAGAAATCTGGCTCATACGCTGCGTATTCTGCCCCTTTGAGTTCAGTCTTTCTAAATCCCATTGTAAAGCAAAAAAGCGCAATAAAGAAAATGACGGAAGATGCTATGGGCCAATTTGAGCCGGGCGCATGGAGCACAGGAAACGCTTTCCACACTGTGTATCATGAGTTGGGCCACGCCGTTCAACATATGGCTCTTGACAACGATGCCGTAAAAAGGAATAAAATTGATGTATTGTACAGAAAGGCTTTTTCTGATATATTGGGTGACGGAACGGCATGGACGATGGATCAAGACGCGGCATTACCACTCGCAAAAAAAGCGAAAGATGCAGGTTTCAGCTATTACGGTTTGAGAAACTCCGGTGAATTTGTAGCAGAAAGCATTGCACAGTATTACCTATCTGACAAGCCGGGCGAAATCGCAAAACAAGTTGTTGAAATTTTGAAAGGAAAATGATATATGCTTCTTACATTAGGAGATATGGATTTTTTGTCCAAGGCAACCGAAAAGGGCAATGACGGTCTGCTTGTAGCCAAAACTGGCCTTTCGGAAGAAGAAAAGGAAAGACTTTCGGACATTGACGAAATGAATTTCACGACTTACGGTGAACATTTGATTAAAAATCACCGTGATTTGAAATAAAAGCACTGTGCACCCGCACGGTGCTTTTTCTATGCCAAAAAACACACGCCGCACTTTTTTGATGCGTTCATCGTGCGTTCGCAAGTTACAGGCAAGTTAAAAAACATAGATGAATCAAGGGTTTGCAGGTTTGCAAGCCCTTTTTTCATACACAAAATCAAGTAAAAATTATTTGAAAGGATGGTAAAAACCATGAAAATTCCTAACAAGATTTATGATGTGCTGAAGTGGGTGGTCATCATCGTCATGCCCGCCATTGCTACTCTGTATGCGGCTCTGTCCGCTGTGTGGGCGTGGCCGTACTCTGACGAGGTTGTGACTACCATCACCGCCGTGGACACCTTCCTGGGTGCTGTGCTGTGCATTTCTGCGGCTACCTACCACAAGGAGGGGAAAGACAATGGCTAAACGCGTATATCTGTCCCCCAGCGACCAGACGGAAAACCGCTATGCCTGGGGCAACACCACGGAAGCTGTACAGTGCGGAAAAATTGCCGCAGCTTGCAAGGCCGCTTTGGAGCGCTCTGGCGTGGAAGTGAAGCTGGGGCAGTATGACACCATGGCGAACCGCTGTGCAGCGTCTGACGCGTTCAAGGCTAATCTGCACGTCCCCATCCATACCAACGCATTCAATGGCAAGGTCATGGGTACGCGGATGTTCTGCTACAGCGCAAACGGCAGGGGCATGGATGCTTGCAAAGCTATCTTCGCCCAGCTTGCGCCTATCACCCCCGGAACGAGCGAAAACATCAAGGTCAATGCCGATCTGTATGAAGTGCGCGTTCCCGCTGCGCCTACGGCCTACATTGAATGCGAGTTCCACGACAACCCCACCAGCGCAAAGTGGATCGTGGAGAACACCGGCCTTATCGGTGAGACTATCGCAAAGGGCATCTGTAACTTCCTGGGCGTGAAGTTCGTCCCCGCAAAGGCAGAGGAACCCAAACCCGCCGAAAAGCCCGCAGAAGGCAAGCTGTACCGGGTGCAGGTCGGCGCATATGCCGTCCGCGCCAACGCCGAGAAGATGCTGGCAAAGCTCAAGGCGGCTGGCTTCAACGGATTCATTAAGCAGGATTAAGCCATTTTCCCCATCCGGGGAAGATGGTTTTTTCATTGTCCTGGACATGACGATTAAACTGTCCTCCAAATTTATCTGTTGCGCTTACAGACTTAAACAAGCGCTTGTCCGTGGATGACACCACGATTAAAAACCGCGACAAATTTTGAAAGGACGGATATCAACAATGGATTTTCTGAAGGCAATTTTGAGTGAGGAACTCTATAAGCAGCTGGAAACGGCGCTCAATACCTACAACGGCAACGAGGAAAACAAGGATAAGCAGGTGAAACTTGCCAATCTTGCCAGCGGCGAGTATGTCGGGAAGGGCAAGTATGACGCGCTGGACGCACTGCTGAAGGGTAAGGAAACCGAGCTGAACACGGCCAACGGCCTGATTGCCGATCTGAAGAAAGGAACCAAGGGCAACGAGGAACTTCAGGGCAAAATCACGACCTACGAAGGGCAGATTCAGCAGCTTCAGGAGCAGCTTCAGGAAACGAAAATCAAGTCTGCGGTCAAGGTGGCGCTTTTGTCCGAAAAGGCGCTTGATGTGGATTACCTGTCTTTCAAGCTGGAAAGCAAGATGAAAGAGGACGGCAAGAAGATCGAGCTTGACGATGCAGACAACATCAAGGGATGGAAAGACCTTATTTCCGAACTGAAAACGCAGTTCCCCAATCAGTTTGAAAACGAGGGAAAGCGCAAGTTCCTTGATGGCAGCTTGCCGCCCACGGGTGGCAGTGGAACTGTTACGCTTGAGCAGTTCCGCAAGATGGGCGTTGAAGAACGCTCTAAATTCAAGGCAGAAAACGAAACCTTGTATAACCAGTACAAGGGAAACTGACGAAGAAATGAGGTAATGTATTATGGCAAGAACTGGTGTTTTTGGCGGCTTCTCTTTTGACGAGGAAGTTTTCACCGACATGATGCAGGAAGCGGATTATTGGAGCAATCCCGTACTCGCGTCTGGCGTTATCCGTCAGGATGGTTCCATCATGGACATGATCGGCAGCAAGGGCAACGTGGCAACCATCCCCATGTATACGCCCATCAACATCCACGATACCAATATGGCCGCGCTGAACAATGACGGCCTGACCGACAACACCCCGCAGGAGATTTCCGGCAGCAAGCAGACGTGCATGATGATCCAGCGCATGAAGGCGTTCAAGGCGAAGGATTTCACCCGTGAGCTGACCGGCGCAAAGCCGCTGGATTATATCAAGTCCCGCATTCAGAACTATTACACCCAGGTCTGGGAAGACGAGCTGATGAACATCATCGCCGCCGTCCTTGGCGTGTCTGCCCTGTCCAGCCATGTCACCGACCTGTCTGTCACGACCGGCACGATCGGTGATGCAAACAAGGTCAGCGCAACCACGCTGATCGATGCGGAACAGGCGGCGCTTGGTGACATGGCCGGTGGTCTTGGCCTGATGGTCATGCACTCCAAGATTTATGCTGCCTATCGCAAGCTGGGCCTTGTGGAGTATGAGAAGTATGTTGCCGGTTCCGGCGCTATCAAGCAGGACATCCAGCTGCCCACCATCGGCGGCAAGATCGTCAAGGTGACTGACTACTACACTTTGGACAGCTCCACTACCGGTTTCCCGGTATACAAGACCTTCCTGCTGGGCGAAGGCGCTATTCTGTCCTGCGACAAGAACAACTATGAGAAGCAGTACACCACGGACTATGATCCCGAGACTTCTGCTGGTACGGACAAGTTCTATACCAAGCAGGGCAAGGTGCTGCATCCGAACGGCCTGTCGCTGGCTGTGGACAGCATCGCGAATGAATCCCCGACCAAGACGGAGCTGGGCAAGGCTGCAAACTACAGCCTGAAGTTCAACCACAAGAACGTCAGAATCGGCATGATCAAGTCCAACGGTTAAGGGGGAAACCACATGCAGGAATTCATCATCATTGACGGCTTGCCTTATCTGTACGCAGACGGCAAAGCATACGCTGTCAGATGGGATGATGAAGGATTCACTTTGGGGGGAGTATTCCGGGAGGATATTCCCCCCGGTGATGTCATCATCCTGTCGGAACTGTCTGTAAAGGCTAAGTGTCAGGGACGGCTTGACAGCATCGGAACTGCTGACGAAAAGGAAGCAGTTGAGCCGGAGCCGGAAACCGAGCCGGAGCCGGAAACCGAGCCGGAGCCGCCCAAGCCCAAGCGCGGCAGAAAGACAAAGGGTGAAACCGAATGATCATGACCGTTGACGAACTGCGGCAGTTTGTGACAACGGACGAATCGGATCAGGCGCTTGAAGCACGGCTTCAGGCGCTTGAACTGCTTATTCGTGCGTACACCAACAACAACTTCCAGAAACGGGCGTTCCGCTCTGTGGCGGTTGCTATGGCAGGTCACAATCTGTTGGTGCAAGGTGCAAACCCATTTAAGACCGGTGACACGCTGCAAATCACAGAATCCGAGCTGAACGATGGCCTTGTTACCGTCAGCACATCATCCAATGACGCTATCACGGTAAACGAGGAACTGTATGACGAAAGCGGCGTGGTCATCACAAAGGTTGTCTACCCCGCAGATGTCAAGCTGGGCGTGGCAAATATGCTGAAATGGCAGCTTGAAAACGGTGACAAGGTAGGAGTAGCTTCAGAAACGATTTCAAGGCACTCTGTGACGTATTTCGACATGACCGGGGATAATTCCGCAGCCGGATTCCCGAAGGCTCTGACGGGCTTTCTAAGGCCTTATATGAAGGCACGGTTTGGACAGGGGTTGAGAGTATGAAAGGCATCGGCGGCAACATCACGGCAACGATCCAAGTCTACACTTCCACCAAGAATGAAATTGGCGAGAATGTGAAGGCGTGGACGGACGCGCAGACGTTCAAAGGCTGGCTTGACCTTTCTGCCGGTGACGCACGGCATACCACCTTCAATGCCAAAATCCAAGAATCCACCCATGTCTTTGTAGCTGACTATGTGCCGCTTGACAGTCGGATCACTGCCGAAAGTAGCAGAATGGTTATCGGCGGCAAGCGATACGAAGTCACGCTGATTGACAATCCAATGGAAATGGGCAGCGGATCACAGCTTGAAATCTATCTGAAATACACGGGAGGTCAGTAAAATGGCAGATGTTGAATTTATTGACAACCATCTTCAGGTAAACAGAGCCATTGATGATGCTGTGGGTGCGTTTCTGCTGGAAGCGGCTGCGGAGCTTGTGTCAGCTACGAGAAGAAACACACCCACAGACACCGGGCATCTTAAAGGATCATGGGCGGCAAATGTCGATGAATCCAAAGGTGAAGCTGTTATCGGCAGTCCACTGGAAAATGCTATCTGGACAGAGCTGGGAACCGGCGAATGGGCTGTAAATCATAATGGCCGTTCTGGTGCGTGGTATGTCCCCGCCGAAAAGGTCACTGGTAAGAAAAAGCCCACATTCAACGGCCAGGTCATTGTTGTGTATGGCAAGAATGGCCAAAAGTTCTACAAGACAAACGGCAAAAAGCCCGCACGGATGCTGCACAATGCCTTTGAGAAAAACAAGGCAAAGATCATCCGAAGGGCTGAACAAATCTTCAAAGCGAGGTTTGATGACTAATGTCTAAAAATCTGCTGAAAGTCGTGTCAGACGGCATGACAGAATTGGGGCTTGAATACGAGTTCGGCGAATACACCAAGGAGCCGATTGTATACCCCTATTTTGTCGGTGAGTACACGGAAACAGAGCCTATGACAGAGGACGGCTTGCAGGAAACAACCTTCATGCTGTCAGGCTTCAGCCGTGGCACATGGCTGACACTGGAAAATGCAAAAGCGAAGATCGAGAACTATTTCAACAAGGTATATGGCAGGACGGTCATGGTTGACGATGGGTCAGCCGTGGCCGTTTTTTATGGCAATTCCTTGATCGTTCCCACCGGGGACGAAGAACTGAAGAAAATCCAAATCAATCTACAATGCAAAGAATGGAAGGTGAGCTGATATGAGCAAAGAGGGCAAGACCGGCGTATCTGCCAATACCCCCAAGAATATCATGTTCGGTGCTGGTACGATTCACAAGGGTCTGAAGTATGCAGGAAGTTCGTGGAATTTTGATGAAACCATTATCGGTGCTACTTCGGGCGGCTCCAAGCTGTCTATTGTGCCGGAGATCACCAACATTGAGGTGGACGGCGCACTGGTCAAGGCCAAGGGCCTGACCGTCAAGACCGGCGAAACGGCAACTATGGAGATCAACTTCCTTGAGCTGACCAAGGACATCATCAAGGCGGCTACCATCGGCGCAGACGGCACGTCTGATGATGCATCCAACTATGATCTGATCGAATCCAAGGCGAACATTGCCACGGGCGATTATTGGGAAAATATCGCCTTTGTCGGTAAGACGCTGGAAGGCAAGAACATCATTGCCATTTTGGATAATGCGCTTTGCACTTCCGGCTTTGAGCAGGAAGGCAAGAACAAGGAAGGCGCTGTCGGCAAGTACACCTTTGAGTGTCATGCAGAGCTGACCAGCGATCTGGATACGTTGCCTTGGCACATCTACTATCCCAAGGCATCCTGACGAGTAAGGGCAGAATCACAAAATGCAAGTGGTTCTGCCCTTATTTGCATTAAATGCGAAAATAATTGAAAGTGTGGTTATATAAAATGCCTGAAAACATTGATAAAACCTATGAGCTGCGAGACCTCCAGGCTGATGATTTGTTTGTGCTTGTAAGCATCGTCAGCAAAATCGGCATCAAGGAGTTCAAGGCTTGTTTTGCATCCGATGATGTCAAGGCCGCTGTTAAGAGCATGGCGAAGAAGGACGAAAAGGAAGAAGCTGCCGACAACAGCAATGACATTACTTCTGTCGGCATTTCTGTGGCTTTGGACATCGCATCAATCCTGATGGCGAACATCGGCAGGTGCAAGAGTGACATCTATGCGCTGCTGTCCAATTTGTCCGGCATGAAGGTTGCCGACATTGCAAAGCTCCCGGTAATGACCTTCACAAGCATGGTCGTTGACCTTGTGAAGAAAAAGGAGTTTGCAGATTTTTTTCAGGAAGCTGTAAAGTTGTTCAAGTAGGCGATATTCAATTCTTCGATGTCCTGTTTCAGCGGTATGCAAATCCAATGATTTTATTGGATCAGATGGCAAAGACCGGGCGGCTGTATGAGTTCATCAGCGCGGTTGTCCGCATACGCAACGAGGAACAGGAAGAAAAGGTCATGTGGGAATACTGGCTGCACAAGGATTTTGAACGCTCCTATCCTGAATTCCTTAACGCAGCAGGTGGAAACAGTACCACGCAGGCCGAGCCGGAAACAACCAGCAAGCAGGAGCTGACAGAGATTGTCAAGCAATCTATGAAAATAGCATCATTCGTGCCACAGGAATGAATTGCAGCCCCTTATTACCTGCCCTTACTTTAGGGAGGTAACGACATGGAACTTTTCAAGCTGTTAGGAACGATAGCCGTTGATAACACACAGGCAAAGCAAGCCATTGAAGAAACTGCGTCAACAGCGGATAAGGGAAGCAAGAAAACGGATTCTTCCTTTAAGAAAATCGGTGAATCGGCACTGAAAATCGGAAAGGCTGTTTTGAGCGCTGGCGTGGCGTTAGGCGGCGCGTGGGTAGCAGCTATTGAGGGTTCCAGAGAATATAGAACGGAAATGGGCAAGCTGGACACAGCTTTTGTCACAAACGGCCATTCATCCGAAGCGGCAAAGAAAACCTATCAGGATTTACAGGCCGTTTTGGGCGATACGGATGTATCTGTTGAAGCTGCAAACCATTTGGCTGTCATGACCGACAACGAAAAGGATTTGCAGACCTGGACGGACATCTGCACCGGCGTTTTTGCAACATTCGGCGACAGTTTACCCATTGAAGGCTTGACAGAAGCGGCCAACGAGACAGCAAAGACCGGGCAGCTCACAGGCGGTCTTGTTGATGCGCTGAACTGGGCTGGCATCGGCGAAGAAGAATTTCAGGCGAAGCTTGACGCTTGCAGCACCGAGCAGGAGCGTCAGAAGCTTATCATGGACACGCTGAACGGCACTTATAAAAAGGCATCGGATCAGTACAAGGAAACCAATGCCGATGTCATAGCGGCGAATAGGGCCAACGAGAAGCTGACAAGCGCCTTTGCAGAACTGGGGCGTGTTGGTGAGCCGATTTTGACCGCTATCAAGAATAAGACCGCCGAAATGGTGGCCGCTGCTGTGCCATTGCTTCAATCCTTTATCACCAAAATAAAGGACATGATCAAATGGTTCAAGCAGAACAAAACCACCGTGCAAGCGTGGGCGGCTGGCATCCTTGCCGCCACGGTCACAGTATCCGGGTTTGTCCTTGTGCTGAAGTGGGGCAGCATCATGAGCAAGGCAACCACCGCCCTAAAGCTGGTCACAGGCGGCGTGAAGGCCCTGAATTTGGCCATGAAGGCGAATATCATCGGCCTGGTCGTGTCGCTTATCATCGGCCTTGTAGCAGCCTTTGTGTACCTTTGGAAAAACAATGAAGGATTCCGCAACTTTTGGCTGAAGATGTGGGAAAAGATCAAGTCCGCCACTTCCTCCGCTGTCAAGTGGATCAAGAGCAAGTTCAACGATCTGAAGGATGTTGTTTCAAGGGTCAGAAACACATTCGGCAGTATCAAGGACGCTATTGCTGACAAGATCGATGGTGCGCGGGACGCTGTAAAAAAAGCCGTTGATAAGATTAAGGGCTTTTTCCCATTGAGTGTTGGCAAGATTTTTACAAATTTGAAAGTCCCGAAAATCACTGTCAGCGGCGGCAAAGCACCCTTTGGCATTGCTGGCAAGGGCAAGAAGCCCAGCTTTGATGTCAAATGGAACGCTGAAGGCGGTATTCTTGACCGGCCCACCATCTTTGGCAGCATCGGAAACACGCTGCTGGGCGGCGGCGAAGCCGGGAAGGAAGCCATTGCGCCCATTGACACGCTTCTTGACTATGTACGCGCTGCTGTCAGCGCAGAAAACGAAGGAATCAGAAAGACGCTGATTGAGCAAAACCAAATCCTGATTGACTTTCTTTCCCGGTCTATACCGCACGGCGTGACGCTGGATTCCAGCGCACTGGTCGGAGAGCTGACACCGGCAATAGATGTACGGCTGTCGGATAGGTTACGAAACGCCCAGAGGGGCAACACACGATAGAAGGCCGCTTCCGGTGGCCTTCTTTTATTTTATCTTCACAGAAAGTAGGTGAAGGTCACTTGGAACTTTTTAAGCTAAAAGGGATTATTGAGCTTTTTGGCGCAGACAAAGCGAAGAACGAAATAGACGAAACCACAGATCACGCCGAACGGAAAGGCTCTAAGCTGTTAAGCACAATGGGCAAAATCGGCGCTGCTGCTATTGCCGCTGGTGCTGCTGCTGTTGTGGCTGTCGGCAAACAAGCTATTGCAGCGTATGCGGATTATGAGCAGCTTGTAGGCGGCGCACAGCTGATGTTCGGTGAAGCTTATGACTATATCGCAGACAAAGCCAAGAACGCATACAGTACCGTGCAAATGAGCCAGAATGACTATTTGCAACAGGTAAACGGCTTTGCAACCGGACTAAAAACGGCGCTTAATGGAGATGCACAAGCGGCTGCTGTGCTTGCTGATAAGATCATCAACGCAGAAGCGGACGTTGTGGCGGCAACCGGCAATTCGCAGGAAGCCGTGCAGAACGCCTTCAACGGAATCATGAAGTCCAACTACACGATGTTGGACAACTTGCAGCTTGGCATCACTCCCACAAAAGAAGGATTTCAGGAGGTTATCGACAAGGTAAACGAGTGGAACGAAGCCAACGGAAACGCCACAAATTACCAGATTGAAAACCTTGCTGATGCACAGTCTGCCCTTGTAGATTATATTACGATGCAGGGGTTGGCCGGGTATGCATCGGCGGAAGCGGCAGGCACGATTCAAGGTTCTGTTGCATCCATGAAGGGCGCATGGCAAAACCTGCTTGTTGGTATTGCGGATGATAATGCGAACTTCAAGGAGCTGACTACCAATTTTGTCGATAGCCTTGTTGCCGTTGGTGAAAATATCATACCGAGAATAAGCGTAGTTATTCAGGGCTTAACGCAGCTTATCACGGAAACGTCCCAGACAATCATTCCGTTGGCTGTGCAGATTTTGCTTGAAAACCTGCCGAGCATTGTTGCTGCTGGCATGGATTTAATCATTGCGCTTGTAAGCGGCATCCTTGACAACATCGATATGCTGATTGACTGTGTGCTGGAAATGGTTGATGTCATAGTCGATAAGCTGATTGACAACTTGCCGAAGCTGATCGATGGTGGAATCAGGCTGATTGCTGCACTTGCTAATGGACTGATTCGTGCCATACCGAATTTGGTATCAAAAATTCCCCAGATTATTTCGTCTATCGTGAAGGGACTTATCAGCGGCATCCCTGCAATTTCCGATGTCGGCAAGAACATAGTCGAAGGACTTTGGAACGGCATCAAAAACATGGGTTCGTGGGTTTCTGGAAAAGTAAAAGACTTTTTCGGTGGAATTGTAGGTGGAGTTAAGGATTTCTTGGGCATCCATTCCCCGTCTAAAGTGTTCGCCGGTATTGGCGGCTTTATGGCTGAAGGCTTGGGCGAAGGCTTTGACGATCAATTCAAGTCCGTAAAAAAGGACATCGAAAACAGCATGGACTTTGACGCTGGCACAATTACCGCAGATGCGAACATCGACAGAAGCTATGCAAGTGGGGCCTACACGGTAACAAACGCAGTCAGCGATTCCGGCAGAATCCTGATGTTGCTTGAACAGTATTTGCCTATGTTGGCAAATATGAAGGTTGTCGTAAATAGCGGCGCTTTGGTAGGCGAGATTGCGGCCGATCTGGATGTGGAGCTTGGCAAAATTAACGCAAGGAGGGTGCGAACCGTATGATTCCCAAGGTTTATATTGACGGCAAGGACACATACACGGAATACGGATTGCTGCTTGCAAGCAAGACTATTTCTTTGCCCAAAGTCCGCACAAACATGATAGATGTTCCGGGTAGGGACGGCTTGATAGACGCTTCCGATGCACTGACCGGAGAAGCCACCTATAAAAACCGTACTATCAAACTGGAACTTATCGGCGTTCCCTCATTAAATGGGAAAGATTGGCCTTCCGCAATCTCCGATTTCTGCAACACCGTACATGGGAAGCGTGTCAAAGTGAAATTTTCCGAGGACACCGCTCACTATTACAGTGGGCGGTGTTCTGCCGGTGACGTTAAGCTTAACAAAATAAAGCAGACGATCCCTGTTACTGTTGATTGCGATCCGTGGAAATACAAGAACGAGAGAACAACGGTGTCCCGCTCTGACTTGGGGACGGCGTATAAACAGCTTGCGCTACCGAATGAAAGCCGCCCTGTTATCCCAACAATCACGGTGGCGCAAGATACCGTATTGCTTTGGGACGGCAACACAATCAACGTCAGCGCAGGGGATCACATTTTACCCGCTATCCGGCTGGCAGCTGGTAACAATATCCTGAAAGCCAAAGTCGCAAGCGGAACGGGAAGTATCACTGTGACGTATCAGGAGGCGAGTATGTAATGTATCAGCTAAAATACAAGGACTACATACTGCATGATATGCGCCTTGCGGATGAAAAGATTATCGTCCGTGACCCCTCTGTTAAGCTTGCGGTGAGCAAAGCGGGTGAGATGACTTTCACGCTGGGCGCTGACCATCCGTATTTAAGCAATCTTCGGCGCATGAGCGGCCTTGTGGAGCTGCTGGACGGCACTTTGCCCATATACAGGGGCAGAATCACCACCGACACAAAAGACTTCTACGGGGCGCACAAAATCGAAACAGAGGGCATTATGACGGTGCTGAATGACAGCATCATCCCACCGTTCAACTTCCCAGAGGACTTTACGGAGGACGCTTCCTATAAGGCCGCCGCCGCAAGCGGGAATGTGGTTGATTTCTTCTTTCGTTGGATTTTGGCGCAGCACAACAGCCAAGTGTCCACGGAGCAGCAAATCAAGCCCGGTGTTTGTACCGTCACCGATAGCAACAACTACATCACCCGCAGCGCATCAGAGTATGCAACGTCAATGTCCACGATATCCGACAAGCTGATTAAATCGGCTTTGGGCGGGTATCTCCTGATCCGATATGAGGATGACGGGAACTATCTGGATTATTACGCTGCGTTGCCGCTCACAAATACGCAGTCTGTGGAATTTGCTGAAAATCTCCTTGACCTTTCCAGCGAGACGGACGGAACAAACATTTACACCGCTATTCTGCCAGAGGGCAAGGACGGCTTGACCATCGAAGCGCTGTCAGATGGTGATTTGACAGATGACCTTGTTAAATCCGGGCTTACTATTTATAGCAAGTCTGGCGTGGCCACATACGGGCGCATTACCCGGCACGTCAAATGGGATGATGTGACTGTTGCCGCCAACCTTCAGACCAGGGCAAAGGCGGCGCTTGCTGACAACGGATTGTCAATGCCTGAAACCATCAAACTGACGGCGGTTGATTTGGGATGGCAAGAGGATGTGCAGCATTTCCGGGTGGGCCGCATGACTGTTCTTTTTAGCACTACGCACGGATACAGCACATCCTATCCGCTGCTGGAATTGTCCCCGGATATTCTTGATCCGGGCAACACCAGAATCACGCTGGGCGCTACCCAGCAAACCTACACGGGGGCGCAGATAGATACCAAGCGTGAAACGGATGAACGCATCGAAAGCACACGGCAGGAGATTTCCGAGCGGGTGGACGAATCTTCAAGCCAAGTGATACAGGCCACACGTCAGCAGATAACCGACCTTCAGCAGAATATCAATTCCATCATTCTTTCCGCTTTGGAACGTTATGTGGAAACAGGTGACTTTGAAAGCTACAAGGAAGAGGTATCCACCAAACTGTCCGTGCTTTCGGATCAATTAACCATTGACATCACCCGTATCACCGAACGCATTGATGACGTAAACGGTGATTTGCAGAGTAAATACAGCGAGATCACAAAGGCTTTCCGTTTTACGTCTGACGGCCTAATCATTGGCGAAACGGGCAATGAAATCCTGCTGCGGCTGGACAATGATGTGTTGCAGTTTGTCCGCAATAACACGCCCGAATTGCAGATCACCGCAGAGGGCGTGGAAGCAATGCGTATCAAGGTATCTATCCTCTGCATCGGAAACGTGGTTTGGACGGAGGACGAAAACGGCGATGTAATCGCCAGTTGACAGGAGTGGAGAACATGGCATCTATCTATAGCAGCGCAAAAAATGGTTGGAAGCTGCGGCTTGATTGGTCTATTACCGGACAATCTATCGCAAATAACACCAGCACATTAAGTCTTGATTTGTGGGTGTATGACGGAACCGGATATTCTCAAAACGAGTACAGCAACCAGGCATATTATATAATCCAGGGCGAAAAGCATTGGAACCCATATAACTACTCAACTTCCGGCTGGTACAAGCTGGGCAGCAAGACCGTCACAGTCAGTCATAATGCAGACGGCACGAAAAGTGTTGCACTTAGCGCGGAATGGGATTGCGGCTTTGACAGTCAATATACACCACGCCATTTGTCCTTGTCGCAGGCGGTCACGCTGACCACCATACCCAGAGCATCCACGGCTACCACCAGCGGTGACACGCTGGGTAATGTGTTGACCATCACCATCAAGAGGGCCAGCAGCGGATTTACCCACAAGCTGTATTACACCTGCGGTAGCATCAAGGATCAACTGATTGCCGAAAATGTAGGCACATCGTACAGTTGGAATGCGCCGCCGGTGTCGCTGGCGCAGCAAGCGCCAAACGCGGAGACTGTGGCGCTCACGCTTACGGTCAAGACATACAATGGCAGCGCCTATGTTGGGGCATGGTCTTTGCCGGTGAAACTTTCCGTACCGTCATCTGTGGTTCCGTCCATATCTGTGACAATCGGTGATCCAACAGGTGTAAAAAACACATACGGTGGATATGTCCAGCTTCGCAGTAAAGTCAAGGTGGATATTACGGCATCCGGGGTGCAAGGAAGTTCGATCAAGTCTTACAGTATCAAGGTGGGCAGCATCTACGCTGCAACATCGGCCAGTGGCACAACGGATTATCTGCCCGGTTCTGGCGAACTGATTGTTGCTTGCGCCGTTACGGATAGCCGTGGGCGCACTGCCACAAAGACACAAAGCATTACCGTCCTTGCCTATAGCAAACCGGCGATTACCGCTATTTCTGCCGCCCGATGCAATTCCGATGGCACAGCAAACCGGGCTGGCTCTTATGGCAAGGTAACGTTTTCCGGCGCTATCACGTCACTGTCATCCAAAAATACGGCGGCATATGCGGTGCAGTATAGGGAGGTTGGCGCGGAGGACTGGACAACGGCGGGCAGACCGGCAGCGGGAAACTATGCGCCCGCTGATATCTCCGCCGTGTTTGCCGCAGATAAAAGCAAGCGATACGAAGTACGCGTTGTGGCAACGGACGTATTTGAAAGCATTGGCTCCACGCTGCGCGACTTGCCAGCGGCATATGCACTGTACCATCTGGCAAAGCACCTGCTATCTGTTGGGCTTGGCCGTCTCTGCGATAAGGCCAACGCAATACAAGTGGGGCTGAACGCTTACTTTGACAGGGATGTGCAAGTCAGCGGCAAAACAACGCTTGATGGAAACCTTTCCGGGAAACATCTCACGGGAACCTGGCTACAAACAACAGCGGCCACGGATTTAGGCAAAACGCCGCCTAAAGTTGCTGTGCTGGATGATTCCGGGTGGATATATTACAGAACCCCGGTTGACCTTATCTATCCGGTTGGTTCGATTTATATGTCAGTCAATGCAACCAATCCATCGGCCCTGTTCGGCGGGACCTGGGAGCAAATTAAAGACCGCTTTCTTCTGTCCGCTGGCGATTCTCATGCGGCTGGTAGCACGGGCGGCGAGGAAAAGCACACCCTGACCGCTGCGGAACTGCCAGACCATACACATACATTCAAGTACACGGGCCAGAGCGTCACGACCGGCGTTAATGCGATTAGGCTAAATCAAGCCGCAAGCAATCAATACAATGCCTATTCTGGCGGGCAATCCTCCAACTGCAAGGGGCAAGCGCATAACAATATGCCACCGTATCTGGCGGTGTACGTCTGGAAACGGACGGAGTAACAATTTAAGAAAGGCGGTGCAACATGAAAGGGGTATCTTTTGGAACGTATCACAGCTATGCCGATTTTAGCTTGATTCTGACTTCAAAAGAGATTGCAGCCCCGAAAACAAAAACGGTGAAAATTGATGTGGAAGGTGCGGACGGTTCCATTGACCTTACTGATTTTTTCGGTGAGCCGAAATATGAGGACTGCACACACAAATTTCAGTTTTCAACTATCGTGCCACAAAGCGAATTTCTTACACTGTTTTCAACAATCAAAAACGCGATACATGGTAAAAAACTGCGGATTGTCCTTGATGATGATCCGCTTTTTTACTATGTCGGAAGATGCTATGTTTCCAGTTTCACCAATGAAAAGAACATCGGAAAAGTAAGCGTGGAATGTGATTGTGAGCCGTGGAAGTACAAAGCGGCGAAAACCGTTGTCACACAGGCCGTCAGCGGTGAAAGCACCATTCCCCTGTCCAATCTCCGCAAGCGCGTTGTGCCGGAAGTGACGATCACGGCAGACAGCGCCTTGCACATTGTCTATGAGACAAGCAACATTTGGGACTTGGGCAACGGCAGCTACACATTGCCGGAACTGGAACTGAAGGCCGGGAACAACAGCGTTTCCGTCACGGGCGAAGGGACTATTTCCTTTGCATATCGGGAAGCGGGGTTGTGATATGTACAGGGTGTATTGTGACGGCCTGACGCTGTATAACAGCAGCTTGGAGAGCCTTAAAATATTCAGTCCTTCCGTGGAATTGGAGCTGAACAAGACCGGCAGTTTCTTATTCACAGTTTATCCCGATCATCCACAGTACAACGCCATTCAAAAGCTGCGGTCGATCATCACGGTTTATCAGGATGACTATCTGATTTTTCGTGGGCGTGTCCTTGATGATGAAATCGGCTTCTACAATGAAAAGCGTGTTGTCTGCGAAGGTGAGCTTGCTTTCCTTCTGGACAGCGTACAACGGCCATACGACTATTCCGGGACGATTTCCGGTTTCTTAAACCTGCTGATTGATAACCACAATGCGCAAGTGGAGGAAGCAAAGTGGTTCACTGTCGGAAATGTCACGGTTACTGATCCGAATGATTATATCGTCCGGTCAAACATCGACTATGTTGATACATGGACAGAACTGCAAAAGAAGATGATCGACCTGCTGGGCGGGTATATCGTCATCCGGCATGAAGGCTATATCAACTATATTGACTACCTGCAAGACTTCACGCTTCTTTCTCCGCAGAAGATCACATTCGGGAAGAATCTGCTTGACCTGAAGCGGATCAGGAAGGGCGCGGACATTGCAACGGCTCTGATCCCGCTGGGCGCGAAGCTGAAGGACGATGAAGGTAAAGACACAGACAACCGCCTGACAATCGCTTCTGTCAATGACGGCATTGATTACATCGTTGATGAAGAAGCCGCTGACAGGTACGGCCTTATTTTCGCAACGCATACATGGGATGACGTGACAGAAGCAGCAAACCTGCTGACAAAGGGCAACGCATATCTGGATGAACTTGTCAACCAGCCTGAAACCATTGAACTGACGGCGGCAGACTTGGCAACCGTGGACGCTTCCTTCGGAAATTTCCATTTGGGGACATACGTCAAGGTGGAGAGTACGCCGCACGGCATAGGACAGAATTTCCTTGTTTCAAAGCTGTCTTTGAAGCTGTTGGAGCCGGGAGCGAACAAACTGACGCTTGGCGGGGTGTTCTTGGGCATTTCCGGGGCGCTGGCTGGCGTTTCCGGCGCACAGGGTGAAATTATACTGCAAATAGAAAATGCGTCCAAAACGGCTTCTACGGCCATTTACAACGTGGAACAGAATTTGCTTGCATCCTTGCAGGTATCAGAAGAAAATATCAAATCCGTTGTCGCTGAAAACTACTACCTGAAGGATCAGACGGACGCGCTTGTTTCCTCTGTCAGTACGGAGATCGAGCAGACGAAGGAAAGCGTGGAAATACAGTTCAATCAATTCAGCGCTGACATTGATGCTGTGGCAGCGGGTGCAGATGCAGAGTTTGAAGAAATCCGCAAATACATCCGATTTGTGGACGGCTCAATTCTGCTGGGACAGGTCGGAAATGAGCTGGAATTGAAGATCAGCAATGACCGCATATCTTTCCTTCAGGACGCTGTTGAAGTGGCTTATTTCTCAGACAATAAGCTGTATGTGACAGACGGCCATTTTCTCCATTCCCTTCAGCTTGGGAACTTTGCTTTTATTCCAAGGGCAAATAACAATTTGAGCTTCAAGAAGGTGGGTGGTTGATATGGCGAAAACGGGAACGATCACAAAGGCGATCCGGACGGGCTATCAAATGAAAATCGTCTGGACGGTCGGCAGTCAGGCCGTGGCAAACAACACATCCAGCGTCACGGTCAAGGTGCAGCTTGTTTCCACCGGCGCAAGCTACACCATCAATAGCAGCGCAAGCAAAAGCGGCAGTCTGACCATCAACGGGACGAAATACACGTTTTCTTTCTCTGCGGCTCTTTCCGGCAATCAGACGAAAACGCTATTCACAAAAACTGTCACCATAGCACATAATGCAGACGGAAGCAAGACCTGTGCTTTTGCGTCTACCATCGGGATCAAGGTCACGCTGGGCGGCACATATTATGGGGATGTTTCGGCATCCGGCAGCGGCACATTTGACACCATTCCACGGGCAACCACACCCACGCTGTCAGCAAGCAGCGTGAACATGGGATCAAGTATCACAATCAATATGCCAAGGGCGGCAGGTGCCTTCACGCATACGCTGACATATAAGTTCGGCAACGCAACCGGCACGATTGGCAGCGGCCTTGGTACAAGCAAGGCTTGGGAAGTGCCGCTTTCCCTTGCAAGTCAAATTCCATCCGGGACAAGCGGCACCTGCACGATCACCTGTAAGACCTATAACGGCAGTACGCTGATAGGCACAAAGACGGTTTCCTTCAAGGCCAGCGTCCCGGCAGCTATTGTGCCTACCATTTCAACCGTTTCCATGACGGAAACGGTTTCCGGCCTTGCCGCTAACTTTGGCGCTTTTGTGCAGGGCAAATCCAAGGTCAAGATCGGCATTGTGGCGGCTGGGGCTTACGGCTCCACCATCAAGACGTACAAGACCACCGTGGACGGGAAATCCTATTCCGGCGCAGCTCCTATCACCGGCACACTGTCCAGCGGCACAAAGGCCGTGACAGTCACCGTCACCGACAGCAGAGGACGCACGGCCAAGACCACCAAAACGCTGACGGTCATTGCCTACGCCGCGCCGGTCATCAGGGGCATATCTGCTGTGCGTTGCTTGGCAGACGGTACGGAAAACTATGACGGTACTCACGGCAAAATCGGCTTCGGCTTCAATATCTCCCCTGTCTCAAATCAAAACACAAGCAAATATGTTCTGGAATACAAGGCAAGGGCATCAAGCACATGGATAAAGCTGAAGGAAGGCACGGGGTACACCCTATCAACAACGCTGATAACCGGTGCCGATCTGAACGTTGATTCTGCCTATGATGTCAGACTGTCGGTGACAGATTATTTCACCACGATCAGAAAAACCGTGGAGATACCAACGGCCTTCACGCTGCTGGACTTCAATTCTTCCGGGCGCGGCCTTGCCTTTGGTAAGGTGTCAGAGCTTGCGGAAGGCATTGAATTTGGCCTTCCGGTCATCTTCCGCAACGGGTATGAGATAACAGCAAATCCCGGATGGATAACGGCAAAGCTCACAAGCGACTTTGAAACATACGCCACAAACGCCGGAAACACATTGCGATATAGGAAAGTCGGCGGCGTTGTCTATTTGAAGGGCGTTGTCACGCCGAAGGCAACCTTGACGGGCGGCACGGACAATGTGACCATCACAACACTGCCGGAGGGGTACAGGCCGGAAGTGCAGGGCAATTTCATTTGTCAGGGCAGCGGAACGGCAATTTGGCTTTGCACCGTTACTGCTGCGGGGCTTGTGCGTTTCGCCCGGTATAGAAACGGCTCTGCATGGGCTGACGCTCCAAACAACACATGGCTACCAATCGACATTTCATTCATCGTCTAACGCAAAGGGGAAGGCCGAAGCCTTCCCCTTCTTTTTTTTATTCCTTAATTTTGAGTATGTAACTTCTACCCGATTTTGTTCGTTCTATCTTGCCCGTTCTGGCCGATTCTCGCAGGAAAGCGGAAACTTCATCTTTTATCAACGGATCAAATGTTTTCAGGAACTCGCTTTGAATAATACCGTTACATTCACGTAATTTAGCCATTACGTCATATTCAAGAGTTGAAAGTAAATTTTCATGCTTAATAAGAGATGGAGCATCAGCTTTCAATCTTCTATAGTCCTTTACTTCTTCATTGTAACTCACTGATTCTAAAAAGTTTTCGCAAAACCACTTGTAATGGCACTCACCTGCTTCTTTGCATTCCTCGCCAACACTGGCTATTGTGGCAAAATAATCTCTGTATGCATCAAGTTTGTCTTGTGTCAGGACAGCATTTCTCACCGCTTTCCACTTATCAGCTATTTTCCTGCCCTTCTCGCCTGTAAAATCTTGATAATAGACAAGCCAACCAAATGGGAGTTCACCATCTGGTGTTAAGTGCCGCAAATCTTCTCCCAAAGTATTGTGGAAGTTATCTTTTGGCTTTGAAATAAGGCCGTTATCTGAAAGAATTTTTGCGATTGCGCCAAAATCTTCTGCTTGTTTCAGTTCATTCAAAACAGTTTCTTTACGCTTCCTCTTGAAAACACCAAACAATCCCATAACAGCACCACCTTAAACACGCTTCATTCTTTTCCCGTGATACTTCGGAATTACATCACGGTAAAAAACATCAACCGCAACCCGCGCTTCCTCAAAGTTTGGGAAAAGGTATGCGTCATCGCCAAGGATGATTTTCCAGCCCTTATTTTCCACAAGCTCAATTTTGAATCCCTTGTAGGTGGTTTCCTTGACTTCAACAATCATACGGTGTTTCCCCCTTTATAGTATTGTCACTTGAAATCTGGCAATATTCTACAACGCGCCAGCGCAGAAAACAAGCCCCCAAAATAAAAAGGGAAAGGCAAATTGCCCTTCCCCTGATTTTAGTTATTCAGCTTTTCATTCATCTGTTCTTGTGTTATAATCCCCAAACAGTACAGCTCAAGCAGCGATTCAACATACACCGCTTTTCTTTCCTTGTATTCCTCCGCAGTTATTATATTGGCAACCAACAGCGTTTCAAGCAATCCTAATGTATTCATTCCGTTCTTCCTTTCCGTTGATATATAAGGCTTTTTCCGGTTTGGTTTAACTATATCCATCAGTCATGCGCGGTTGAATCCGCACACAACTGATGGAAATGGTGGGTGCAAAAAATCACACCCTTAGTTTAACATCAAGCACGATCTCCGGCGAAGTCCAGTTTCCACCTGTATTCAGCGGCGACTTGTGGCGGGTGCGCTTCTGCTCCTTGTCGTAATAGCGTACCTGCTTACTGCGTATTCTCTGCGGCGCATCCCTATGATATTCAATGCGTTCGATACAGGCTTTCAGGAGCCTGTTTTTTGTTGCTGCGTCCACGTCTGGATTATGCAGAGCGTTGAGTGCTTCGGTAAATTGCGCTATCTTTTCTTCGTAATCGACAGGTTCAGGCATGGATTCGTAAGCCTTGCAAAGCGCCTGTCTGACTTCTTCCTTCTCCTTCAATAGCTTTTCATTGAGCTTCTGGAAGATGTGCGGCGGCATCCGCTTTGCCGGATCAGGATCGGCTTGCGCTTCCCATTGAGCCAGTTCCTTTGCTTCAAGCTCTTTTTGCTTGGCTTCCAGATTGTTGATAAGCCGCATATGCAGCTTGACTGAATCGCCTTCATTGTTTTTCAATCTGACTTGAAAATCTCTGATACAATCGGCAAGAATCGCGCTCACACGTTCTTCCATTTCAGAATAAAGGCAAGAACCGGTTTTGCAGTATGTTTGTCCATCGCACAGTAGGCGCGGGGCTGAATCTCGGTTTTTATATATCCGCAGCGACATTGCGCGGCCACATTTACACCAAATCAGGCCAGCAAACGGGTTTCTGACTTTCGTGGTTGGCTTCTGGCGAGTGTTTCTCCCCTTTTTCGCTTGCGCCGCGTTGAAAAGTTCTTCAGGGACAATGGCTTCGTGCTTTCCGTCATAAATCAGATATTCGCCCACTTTTGCAACCGGCCTTGTTTTCTTGAACTCCCCTTCTTCAACTATGGTCAGAGTTTTTCTGTGATTCCATTTGACCTTTCCAATGTAGTGAATGTTTTCCAACATTTTTGTCATTGCTGCCGTAGACCAATGTTCACCTTTCGGCGGCTTAATGCCCATTTCATCAAATTTCTTGCAGATGGTTGTGCAACCCATGTTTTTATTGACGTACAGATCAAACATCATGCGGACAACATCTGCTTCTTCTTTGTTCGGGACGAGGATAGGACACTTCCTTTTTCCTTCTGTGACAAAGGTTTTGTCATAGCCGTATGGCGCAATATTTCCTACATAGTTTCCCTGACTGACGGACAGCAGGCGACCCCGGTTCAGGATTTTCTTCGTGTATTCAAGGTAGTCATTTCCGCGCTTCAGTTCGCGTTCGAATGCGTCCCAGTCATATTCATCCCGCAGGTCATAAATGCGCTGTGGCGTGATTACAAGGGTGTTGGTGTGCTTCAGTAGCTTCATCAGGCGGCCTATATCCTCCAAGTCACCACGGGTCAACCGCTGCGGCTCTACCACGGCAACGGCCTTGTATCGCGGCGATTCGATCAGGCGCAGAACGCGGTTGATCTCCGGGCGTTCGGCTATGGTTTCGCCGGACACAACTTCCCTATATTTATTTTCTTCCGGCACGACAGCGCCGAGGTGCTTTTCAGCCCATTCGTCCAGCATGGCTTCATGTTTTGACAGCACTTCTTCAACAGTCAGCAGCGGATCATCTGACCTGGACTTTCTCAAATAGTCAATGACTTCTTCCGGCTTAAAATCTATCTTCGGTTGATAATACAAAAAATCAACTTCTTTCTTAGGTTATTGTTCGATTTTCTTAGGTTATTGTTCGATTATATTAAACTGTCTTTCTATTTATCCTCTTTTCTTCTGCTTTTTGCAATATAGTATAGAAACCCAAAGACGGCGGCACCAATGAGAATGCACAGCGCACACCCAATGACGGGGAATCTGCTTGCAACAAAAAGGCCGTGCTCCCTATCGCTGATGTCCAGCGCGATATATCCGCACAGGGCAACGGAAAGGAATATGCACAGGCCAGCCAGCCCATAAATAACGGGCTTTCGCTCCCTGATTCCGGCTTGAAGCATCCTGCACTTTTCGTTCAAGTGCTTTATCTGCTGTTCTGCGCTGTTTAGCTTGGCCTGAAGATCGGCGTTCTCCCCCGCTTCCCGCTCACTCTGCGGCTCTGTGTCAAACAGTCCATCCATAGAAAGATTGAGATACTTGCACAGGGCGGCGATATAAAACACGCTGGGGCTTGCCAGTGCCCCGGACAGAAACTTTGCAACGGTAGACCGGGGAACGCCTGTGTGCTCCACAATCTCACGGTGCGTCCTATGCTGCGCTATTGCAGCTGCTTTGATGTTCTTGTACAGATTGTCGCATTGTGGCTGAATTTGTTGAATAATAGTCTGCTTTTCCATAAAAATCTCCCGCTATCCTTTCCTTACATCGTTTAATTCGTCTGTAACATAGATTATCCCGGTTTGAGTGTTTACTTTTTATGAAAATTCGCTCTATTATGTAACCATAGCAGGTGAGGGGCTGCAACTCACAAGCTGCTACACGCCCGGTCATTCGGTGGCACGGTGGCCGGGCAACCTTTTCCAAAAATGGCATTTGTTTCTGGTTTCAAATTTTGTTGCAATTTCGTAAAATTAACCCGAAGAACATTAGTTCCCCTCTAATGAAAGGATGTCTAAAATGGATAAGTCAACATACATACACGAAATTGTCAAACTATTGGAAAGATGCAATGATGTCGAACTATTAGACCTTATTTATCAAATCATGCTCAAAGCATCCACAGGCATTTAATCCAGAAAAGCATTTAAGCTTTTCCGCTTTTCAGAATCCATCTTACTAATTTTATCTACAATAGATAGGAATTCTTCATCACTGCGTAATTTTAGAACGATGTCAGAAATGGCATCGTTATTTTTTTGCGCCTTTGTCCTTTCCATTGGAACATCATAGCCAAGCAACCATGATTCAGCTACATCAAGACACTTTGCGATTTTGTATAGGCGATCTGACTTTGGTTCAACTTTGCCAGACAAATACATAGACATTGAAGATTTTGGAATGCCTGTCTTTTCGCAGATGTCAACAGCCTTCATATTCCTTATATCCATTGCATTTTGAATCCGGCTGTATATCGGAACTCTCATAATATCACTCCCTTTCCAAAACATACTATATCACCGAAAGTTCAACTTTGCAATATGCAAGTTTAATTTTTTTGAACTTAGGTATTGACAAATAAAATTATAGCAGTATAATAATGGCAGAGTTCAAAAAGTTGAACAACGCATCGAACATATATCGAACATATTTTTTTTGCAAAAGAAGTTCAAAAAGTTGAACACAGCCGACAAGCAGGAGGAAATAAAAATGAAGAACGCAAAAGCACTTAATCTGAAGAACATGAAAGAAACCATCGTGAACTATTCTGGAGATCAGAAAGAGTTTGATAAAATATGGGACGCTTTCTACCAGATGGCTTGCATCGGTTTCATCAGTCAGGACACATGGAAGAAATTCTCTGACCAGTGCGCTGGCTGGTATGTTGATGAAGAAAACGCTTGCGTCCGTGATGGGCGACACTGCCCCGAAGGTGTTGATTCCATCGTATGGAAGTACACGCCAGACGCAGAATACAAGGCATGAACACAAAAGCCGGTGGGCGGCGGCTAAACCGCCCGGGAAAGGAGGACGCACAATGACCATTGAAACCATGCTTTACAGAAGATACAAGCAGTCCTTCTCCGACTGCGAAACGGTAGTCGGAAGCTATGACAAGGGACGCAAGACCATCAAAGTTCTGCTGCCCGATGGCCGTTTAAAGCCCTCTGGCACGCGCGGCCAGTCCTATAAGTGGATGGAGTTTACCGGCGTCGAGAACGCCACGGGGCGGCCTGTGCGCTGCACCATCAAGGCGATTTGCAAGGACAACGCGATTAAGCGGCTGCCGAAGTCCTGCACATGGAACATTGACTAAGGGGGTGCGGAATGAACTGCCACGGCTGCAAGTGGCTTGACCGCTACAAGGAGGACGGGCGCGGTTACTGTACGCATGTCGAGAGCAGCGAGCAAGGACGTGCCCACCGAGCTTACCTCCGGGCGAACAAGCAGAAGTACATTTTAGGCAGGGCGGAAGAGCCGTCTATCAAGGTCAGAATTCCGGATATGGAGCGCTGCGAGCTTTACGATCCAGGCGACTATAAAACCAGATTTAAAAAGGAGAACGACCATGCTGAACCATGAGAAAGAGAAGATCGAACAGGCGGTCAAGACCATTAACAATACTGTAAACCGTGTGCTGATTGCCGATCTTTACGAGGGCTACGAACTGCGGAAGCTGAAAGAAGCCTTGACGCTCCTGCTTGAAGAAGCAGACAAGAAGTAACCCCGTGCGGACGAGGAGGGTACAACGATGGATAACTATAACAACATTTTTAGGCCGAATTTGGCGAAAGCCTTGAAGCCTTGCCCGTTTTGCGGATGCACCGACATCGTGTACGAGAGATACAGCCATCCGTCCGGTTGGCGCTGGCGCGTGTGGTGCGTTGATTGCATGGCAGGCATTGACCCCGGCTACGCACAAGATCAGTCAACGGTGCAAAGAATGTGGAACAGCAGAGCATAAGCCGAAACGGCCTGAAAGGCCGTCTGCCGGGGATGACCGCCCGGCACTGAAGATGGCAGGTCAATATATAAGAAAGGAATGATGTAAATGAGCTATGCAAAGCTGCGCGGTAAAATCCGCGAGGTGTACGGGACGCAGGAAGCCTTCGCTGAAGCAATCGGGCTTTCTAAGGCTGGGCTTTCCATGAGACTGAATAACAAGATCAAGTGGACTGCCGATGAAATCGAAAAAACCAAGAACGCACTTGGCTTTGAAGCGGCAGAAATCGGCGAATATTTTTTTACACGAAAAGTTTAACTTTTTGAACTTAGCGGAAGGAGGTAACACCGATGTCAAGGAAAATCACACCGGAAGAACTGGTTGACGCAGAGATCGAGCGTCTGAAGAAAACGGACGCTGTGAAGCTGGCGCAGAAGGAACAGCGGCTTTTGTATCGCAAGCGGAAATACCTTGCTGATCTGCGCTGGTTGGAAAAGCGCGGCAAGGCGCTGATGGCCGAGGGCTGGACGCTGGACACGCTGGAGCTGCTGTTCAGGGACATCCCGGAGGAATAACCAGCATTCGGACAACCAATGACCGAATAGGTTAAATCATAACAGAAAGGGAGTGTTTTTGTGAAAAGTCAAAGTCAGGATGTCTATGGTGAACCGAGGGTTTTCAAGTTTCCAGGTCTGACGGCGTATGTCTACCAACCAATCCTGACGGACGAAGAAAGAGCCAGGCGCATGAAGCGCATTGAGCAAGCCGCAGCGGCGGTGCTGATCGAACAAGAAAAACTAAAGATAAGGAAGCGAGAGCATGAAACGCACGAAAACGAGAAACCAGCGCAAGCGCGGATGTAAGGACGCTTGTCTGATTGCCGTGGTTGTTCTCCTGTGGGCAACCGTGGCCGTGATGATGTTCCGGGCATGGGTTGAACATCCGGCAGAGCAGCCAGTGAGCTATGATCAACACATTGCCCACATCTGGTCATTAGGAGGTGATCCAGATGGACTGTCCTGACAATTACAGCCAATGGGAAGAACGCGAAAGACAAGCCGAAGCGCGGCTTGCAAGGCGGCCTGTGTGCTATGAGTGCGGCGAACACATACAGGATGATGACTGCTGGGAGTTGAACGGTGAACTTATCTGCACGGACTGCCTTGAAGCAAACCACAAGAAACACACGGAGGATTACATAGAATGAAGGTTTTAGAGCTATTTGCCGGGACACGAAGCATCGGCAAGGCGTTTGAAGCCCACGGCCATGAGGTGTTTTCTGTTGAGTGGGACAAGCACTTTGAAAACATTGACCTTTATGCCGACATCATGACCGTCACGGCTGATGACATCATTCAGCGGTTCGGCAGACCGGATGTGATATGGGCAAGCCCGGACTGCACGACATTCAGCATTGCGGCAATCAGCCATCACCGGCGCAAAAACGCAGCGACCGGCAATCTTGATCCCGTCAGCGAATACGCGAGGTTCTGCGATGCGGTCGATCAGCATGTTTTACAGCTTATCCGTGAGCTGAAACCGAAGTTTTACTTCATCGAAAATCCCCGTGGTGGCATGAGAAAGATGACCTGGATGCAGGGACTTCCCCGTTACACAGTCACATATTGCCAGTACGGTGACACAAGAATGAAGCCAACTGACATCTGGACAAACCATCCTGATCCGCAGTTTAAGCCGATTTGCAAAAACGGTGATCCATGCCACGAAAGAAGCCCAAGAGGGGCAACCATCAGGAAGGCAAAGCAAATGGGCATCATCCTTCCCCGCGGTGGAACAAGTGCGCTGAAGAACAGCATGGAAAGGTCAAAGATTCCTCCTGCACTGTGCCAGCACATTGTAGAAATCTGCGAAAAACCTTATGACATTCTGTATTAGTGCCACGGTCAGCCCCAAATCTGCTAAATCTCAAAAGGAGTGAAAGCCTTGATAGAAATGAAAATCCTGTCCGGCCACGATGAATGGCTTGAAGCACGGTCACATTATATCGGCGGTTCTGACGCGGCGGCAGTTCTTGGCTTGAATCCGTACAAGTCCAATCTTGAACTGTGGCAGGAAAAGACCGGCATTGTTACACCGGAAGATATAAGCGAAAAGCCGTATGTGAAGTATGGTCACGCTGCTGAAAGCTATCTGCGGGAACTGTTTGCGCTGGACTTCCCTGAATACGAAGTGTGCTATGCCGAAAACAATCTCTGGCTGAATGATGCTTTTCCCTTTGCCCATGCGTCTCTTGATGGATGGCTTACGGATCAGGACGGCAGGAAGGGCGTTCTTGAAATCAAGACCACCAACATCCTTCAGAGTATGCAGAAGGAAAAGTGGGATCACAGAATCCCGGATAACTACTACATACAGGTACTCCATTATCTGATGGTCACAGAATTTGATTTTGCCGTTCTGAAGGCTCAACTGAAGTACGAATTTCAGGGCGGTGACATCATGCTTCAGACGAAGCACTACAAAATTGAACGTTCGGATGTTCAGGAAGATATTGCATACCTGATGCAGAAAGAAGCTGACTTCTGGAAAAGCGTTCGGGCCAAAAAGAAACCGGCGCTTCTGTTGCCGGAAATATAAGAAAAGGAGAAACACATGGAATTAAAGATCAACGAAGTGGCGCTTCCTGCGCCGATAACCTTCAACTATGAAGAACTGAAGTCAGAGCTGCTTCACAAGGTGTCTGTTTATGAAACTATGGTCTACACGGAAGATCAGGTGAAGGAAGCCAAGGCAGACCGTGCGGCGCTGAACCGGTTAAAGAAAGCCCTGAATGATGAACGCATTCGGCAGGAAAAAGAGTATATGCAGCCGTTCAATACCTTCATGGCACAGATTGCCGAACTTGTCAAAATTATTGATAATTCGGTGTCTGTCGTGGACAAGCAGGTCAAGGAGTTTGACGAAAAGGAGAAGGCAGAAAAGCTGGATACGATTCTTGAATACTTTGGTATCGCTCTTGCTGCAAAGCTTCCTTCTGTCCCGCTGAATCACCGCCTTGTGGTTGATGACAAGTGGCTGAATGCTTCTGTTTCCATGAAGTCCATTCAGGAAGCCATTGACACAAAGCTGGATCAGGTTGCGAAAGACCTTGCTGTTATCGCTTCTCTGCCGTCCTATGCGTTTGAAGCGCGGGAGTGCTACGTTGATACCCTTGACCTTGCAAAAGCCGTCAGCGAAGCCCACAGGCTCCAAGAACAGGCTGAAAAGAAGGCGGCATGGGAAGCGGCTGAAAAGGCGGCTGCTTCCAGCCCTGCAACCACATTTGAAGATGAACCGGCATCGGAAGTCGGAAAGGCAATCGCAAGCACTGAGAAGCCAGAACCTTCCCGCCAGTGGATTGGTTTTCAGGCGCTTCTTTCCGCTGACGAAGCAAAGGCGCTGGGCGCTTGGCTCAGAAACAACGGCATCAGATATAAGGCTATATAAGAAAGGATGAATGACAATGGCAGTCAATAATTCACTTCAGAAGTCTCAGAAGCGGCTTGGCATCGGTTCCTATCTCACAGGCGATGCGGTCAAGCAGCGTATCAATCAGGTCATCGGCGGCAAGGACGGCCAGCGGTTCATTTCTGCTGTCGTGTCTGCGGTGCAGACAAATCCGGCGCTTCAGGAATGCACAAATCAGAGCATCCTTTCCGCTGCTCTGCTGGGCGAAAGCTTGAAGCTGTCCCCTTCTCCCCAGCTTGGACAATATTACATGGTTCCCTTCAACGACAAGGAGCGCGGCAAGGTGGCGCAGTTCCAGCTTGGCTATAAGGGCTACATACAGCTTGCTATCCGTTCCGGCCAGTACAAGAAGCTGAATGTCCTTGCAATCAAGGCCGGTGAGCTTATCAAGTTCGATCCGCTGAATGAGGAAATCGAAGTCAAGTTGATCGAGGACGAAGAACAGCGTGAAGCGGCTGAAACCATCGGCTATTATGCCATGTTCGAGTATACCAACGGTTTTCGCAAGGCCATCTATTGGAGCAAGAAGAAGATGCTTGCCCATGCTGATAAGTACAGTCAGGCGTTTTCGGCCAACGGCGGCACGGTCAAAACCAGATACGGAGAAAAGAAAAAGGTTTCGTATGCGGATTACTTAACCGGGAACTATGATCCGAAAGACGCGTGGATGTATTCTTCTTTCTGGTACAAGGACTTTGACGGCATGGCATACAAGACCATGCTGCGGCAGCTTATCAGCAAGTGGGGCATCATGTCAATCGACATGGCTTCTGCCATTGATGCTGATATGGCCGTCATCAACGAGGACGGCACGAAGGACTATGTTGACAATGACCCTGATGTCATCGTCATGGAGCAGCCTTCCGAGCCTGAACAGGAAACCAGCGAACAGAACGACATTCAGGCGGCTTTGTTCGGGGGTGAAGGTCAGTGAACAAAGTAATTCTGATTGGCCGCTTGGTGGCTGATCCTGACATCCGGCACACGCAGTCCGGCAAGTGCGTTGCTTCCTATCGCTTGGCCGTGGACAGGCCTTTCAAGTCTGACGGCCAGCCGGAAGCGGATTTCATCAACTGCGTTGCGTGGGGCAAAAGCGGCGAGTTCTGCCAAAGATACCTTCGCAAAGGCATGAAGATTGCCATTGAAGGCCGTATTCAGACCGGCAGCTATACCAAGGATGACGGGACAAAGGTTTATACCACGGATGTCATTGTGGAACACCACGAATTCTGTGAAAGCAAGCGGTCTGCCGATTCCGGCGGCTATGCGGAACCGGCGCAGGGCTTCACAGAGATTGACGAAGATGACGGTGATCTGCCGTTCTGAAAGGAGAATAAAACATGAATAAGACTAAGACCAATCATCAGACCGGCTATCACAAGCCTGTTGTCAATCCGACTACCAACTATCCGAAGGACAGCCACAAAGCTTTCTGCAAGCGCTGCTTGGAGAGATACCACGAAGGCATTTGCCCTATCACTGGCACTTCCAAGGCTTCCAGCCAGTGTGACATTTGATGGAGGTGCGAAATGAAAAAGGCAATTATGACAACGGATGCCTTCAATCGTTTGATTGATACAACTAAGGGTTTTGTTCAGAAGTACGGTGGCAAGGTTATTCATCAGTTTATCCGACTTGAATTTCATTCCGGCGATGATGAAGTGATTGCAGTTGCAGTTGATGGCTTCAAGCTTTCTGTCGAACACGCAGTGTGCAAAAGCGAAGAAGATTTCACTATTTATGTGAAAAGCAATGTCAAATTACCCAGAAAAGAAGAAGTGGAAATCGAACTGGAAGAAGATGAAGCATTGTTTAGATGTAATGGGTTTGTGTTCGGATATCAGCAGCCAACTGGGAATTTTTTGGACTGGCAAAATGCTTTGCCGGATGGTGATCCAAAATTCAGGATTGGCTTCAACGGGGAATATCTAATGAAGGCATTGGAAGCAGCAAGAATTTCCGTTGGTGGCGTATACAAAAATCCGATTGTGCTTGAATTCAGAAGCCCCGTTTCACCGGTTATTATCAGAACCAATAAGAACGATATCAAGATGGTTCTTCCAGTGAGAATTAAAGATTAGGAGTTGGATTTGAATGAGTAAATATCAGGGTGAGAAGTTCAAAATCCCCTATCCGCAAAGCAAAGCTGGGCAGAAACAATGGGCGAAGGAATACGGCATGAACGCCTATTATGCTGGGAAGCATTGGTCACGGCGAAAGCGCGATGCTGAGTTCTGGCACATGATGGTTCGCTCCTGCATGAACAGTCAGAATGTCCGGCGCGATCCCTTTAAGCGGCCTGTTGTCATTACCTTCCATTGGAATGACCGGCTTGACATTGATAACCACGCAATCATTGGAAAGATGATCGTGGACGCGATGAAAGGCCGTGTCATTGAGGATGACAACCGCCGCTGTCTGAAAGGCGTGTGCCACTACTTCCACGATGAAGATTACATAAGCGTGGAAATCCGTGAAATATCATAGTTTGAAAGGAAAACTTTTCGATGGAAAAAATCAGAATCCGCTACCTGCGCGACATCAACAAAATCGAACGTTTCAACACGGGGGACTGGATCGACCTCCGCGCCGCCGAAGATGTCTGCATGACTGCCGGGGAATTCAAACTGATTCCGCTGGGCGTTGCTATGGAGCTGCCGGAAGGCTATGAAGCGCTGGTTGCGCCGAGAAGCAGCACCTTCAAGAATCTTGGGATTCTGCTTGCAAACAGCATCGGTGTCATTGATGAATCCTACAAGGGCGATAATGACGAATGGCACTTCCCCGCTTACGCCGTCAGAGACACCTTCATTCACAAGAATGAGCGCATTTGTCAGTTCCGGATCATCAAGCATCAGCCCATGATCCACCTGATGGAAGTTGACTATCTCGGAAACGAAGATCGGTGTGGGATCGGCTCCACGGGAAGGATGTGAATACAATGTTTGAACACGATGGCTGCACAGGTTGCAGGTATGATCCGAAAGAGCATGATGAATTTCCGTGCAATCATTGCCGTGGCACTGTTAGTCCTGTCAATAAATTTTATAAGATGTGCGCTGATCTATATGAGCCTGAATCTTATAATCCCTATTGGGAACGCATTTGCAAGCTTTCTGAGCGCCAGCGGGAAAAGGGTATGAAAACATACGGCCAAGGCATAGAAAGCAATCCTGCGGCGATTATGAGCCGGATTGAGTACCTTCAGGAAGAACTTGTGGATGCACTCATGTACTGCGAGTGGATCAAAGACAAAATAAAGGAAGGTGAGCCGAATGACACAGTGTGACCGTATCCAGAGACACCTTGAAGATTACGGCAGCATCACAAGCCTTGAAGCTATGCAGGAATACGGGATCATGCGGCTTGCTTCCCGAATTGCCGATCTGAAGCAGATGGGCATCCCTATCAAGAAAGAGATGGTCAGCGGAAAGAACCGCTACGGGGAGCAGACAAGCTACGCCAAGTATTCTTTGGGTGGTGGTCAGACGTGACAAAGATAACGTTTGTTTCTGTCGAACAGAAGGTGCAGTTTGACCCATTCAACGGCATCAGAGGGCCTGCAAGTAGTGAGGTGCGGAAAATCGTTACTGGCACTGTTATTGCCGTATATCCCGAACACAAATGGTTTTCCGTTGTGTATGGCGTACATAAGCTGCGGACTTCGTTCAAGTTTTGCGATATCGGGGACGGGGTGAAAGTCCTTGGCTGAATATATCAAAATTCCAACGGACTTTTTTGAAGCCGAACCTATAAAAAGCATTTTCGATAAAGGGCCTGTGACTGATGATACCGTTCTGCTATACCTTCACTTGCTTTGTGAAGCGAATCAAGAAAACAGAAGAAGCCTTTTCACCATTGGCAATATAATTCTTACGGAAGATGTGCTTTCGTGTGTTTTCCCTTATGCGAATCTTGACAAAAAACTCGAAACGCTTGAAATGTTTGGGCTAATCAAAAGAAACGAAAGAAGCATTCAAGTGTTTAAGTCTTGGGATGATCCGCACGATAGAACTTCACAGAAATATAGAGAGTGGAGAACGGCTGTTTTTGTTCGTGATGGTTACCGCTGCAAGAAATGCGGCGCAAAAAGGAACCTTCAAGCGCACCATATCAAAACTTGGCACAGAAGTAAAGAGCTGCGATATGAAGTTTCAAACGGTGTTACCCTGTGCCGTAAGTGTCACTTAGAAGCTCATGGGGGGTGTTGGCGAAATGGCGAGTAATGTCAAATGGATAAAAATGATGGTCGGGATGTTCGACGGCATGAGCTTCAAGAAGATCAAACGGGCGAAGATTGGCGGCGAGAGCTTCCGGGACAAGCTGACCGCCGTCTGGTTTGAGCTGATGGACTTTGCCGGAAAGTGCAACCACGAAGGCGCATTCATAAGCCCGTCGGAAATCCCGTTCACCGATCTTGCGGACATCGCAACGATGATCGACCGCGACGAAGAAGAATTGAAGCTCTGCATGGCGTTCTTTATCAATGAAGGCATGGTTACTGTCATTGATGATGTTTACAGCCTTTCAAATTGGTCTGAATACCAAAATCAAGAAGGGCTGGACAAAATCAGGGAACAAAACAGGCTTAGAAAGAGACGCCAGCGAGAAAATCAAAAGCTTCTTGCGGACATGTCACGAGACAGTCACGGGACAATCACGCCAAGTCACGCAACAGAAGAAGATATAGAAAAAGAAGAAGAAATAGAAAGAGAAAAGATAGATTATAAGGGAATCGTGAACACCTTTAATTCTGTCTGTGTATCCTTTCCTTCTGTCAAAGTCATATCTGATGCACGGAAGAAGGCCATTAAAGCCCGTCTGAAAAACTATTCCATTGATGACTTCAAAACGCTGTTTGAAAAAGCCGAAGCATCGTCTTTTCTGAAAGGAAAAAATAGCAACAACTGGTCAGCTACATTTGACTGGCTTATCAAGGATGCCAACATGGCGAAAGTCCTTGATGGCAACTACGATGATAAGAAAGGAGCTGGTGGCGGTGGAACGGATTCAAGAAATCCTGAAAAAATATATGGGGAATGCCTGTGAATCGTACAGTCAAGAGGAAATGGAAAAATTCAAGGCAGATAGCTTCAACGAATCGGAAGGTAGCCTGAATGAAAGTGACGGGTATAATTGCACCGTCTGCAAGAACAAGGGAATGATCCTCCGAGCAGCACAGACCAGCAATGGGAGCTGGACAACCATTTCACGGGACTGTAAGTGCATGACAGTCAGGAGGACTATCAGGCGCATGGAGCGCAGCGGCCTGAAGAATATCATCCGGGACTACACCTTCGGCAAATTTGATGCTGCTGACGATTGGCAGAAGGTCATCAAGGAAGCAGCTGTTGCTTACGCCAAAAACCCGGAAGGCTGGTTCTTCGTCGGAGGGCAGAGCGGAGCGGGCAAAACACATATCTGCACCGCTATCTGCCGGGAATTACTTATGGACGGTAAATCAGTCAAGTATATGCTGTGGCGTGATGATGTTGTGAAGCTGAAGAACGCTGTCACAGACTATGAGGAGTACAGCAGATCGATCCAGCAGTACAAGAGCGTTGATGTTTTGTACATTGATGACCTGTTCAAGACGGGGAAATCCGATAAAGGGCCACAAGCTCCAACCGCTGCGGATGTGAATGCTGCTTTTGAAATCCTGAATTTCAGGTACAGCAATCCGAAGCTTATCACAATCATATCCAGCGAATGCACGATAAATGACATTCTTGACATTGATGAAGCTGTCGGTGGAAGAATTATTGAACGAACAAAACGCCCCTTCAGCATCAAGGGAGACAAAAGCAAGAACTATCGCCTGAAGGGCGCAACGGAACTGTGAAAGGCGGTGACAACCAATGGCAAAGCAGCAACATCTATCCCGAGAGCAGCGGCTGATCAGGACCGGCAGGCTGCAAGGCATAAAGGAAAATATGGACATGATCGGCATGGTGCTACTGGACAAGTTCGGATGGCACGTCCGAGAAGAAACGGAGGACGGACACGACACCATGAGCCTTGAATATCTTTTCAACTGCCTTACCGAGCTGACAGAAGCAATCAACAACGGCTATGTGCGCCGGAAGCATATCCGCGATACGTTAGCCGAGGAATACAAGGTTGAATATGTCGGAGGTGAAGATAATGGCTGACAGAGCAGCTATCGCGGAAGCTCTTGATGAAATCGAAAACGGTATGTGCCGGATCAAGGAGAGCCGGGACATTTGGCAGAACAGCTTGATTTATGCGCTGTGCCAGGCGGTGCGGCTGTTGCTTCTGGACAAGTTGAAGGAGGTGCGCAAGCGTGGTTGAATTGAAACCGTGCCCATTCTGTGGCGGTAAAGTTAGCCTTGTTCCGTGTGATGACGAAGGAAATCTGCATGATGAGGCATATAGAGAACATCCCTATAGTGGGCTTGGCTTTATGCTTCACCACGCTCACGAGGAAAACCCGGAATGCCCGATTGCAAGGTATGAGTGCGATGGCGGGATTTTGGGCGGTGTGTATATTTACGACACAGCAGACGAAGCCGCCGAGGCATGGAACAGGAGGGCTGACAATGGCAACAAAGAGAGTGTGTGACCGCTGTGGTGCGGAGATCAACCCGCCCAATTCCGTCACCTATGCTGGTATGCGGCGAGTTAAAAACGACATAAACGACAATGACTACGAGCTGTGTGTTTCGTGCGCGCACGAACTGCGGAAGTGGTTCAATGGGGAGGCGAACGACAATGGCTGAATACATCGAGCGCACGGAAGAACTCATACTTGCCATGAACGCCGGTGCGAGGGCAATCGAAAACACGAAGCGTTATCACGGGGCTGTTTACACCAAGGATGTGTTCTCGGAGAGCCCACAGGAAATCCCATACTTGCAGGCCGCCAAAGTGCTGCGGGAAACAAGCGATGCTCCCGCCGCTGATGTGGCCCCGGCGGTTTGGATTCCGGTAACAGATCGGTTGCCGGAAGCAGGCACAAGAAGCAACGGTTGGGGAGATGTGACCGTTATTGCAACGAACGGAAAATTTGTGCGGCCGTTGATTTACGAAAGAGCAATCGTCAGGGGGAAAGTAGTATGGCGCTGGAAGTGGCCATGGGACAGGATTTATGACGGAAACCCCGTTACGCATTGGATGCCGCTTCCAGAGCCGCCAAAGGGGGTGTCCGACAATGGTTAAGGCGAAAGTATATCTTAAATCCGGACAATGCTTTGACGTTTCCGCAGAAAAGATTGTGTGCAAGTATGACACTATTACGGGAGGATTAACATCGTTTAAGTACGAAGGTGCTACTGAGTGCCCAATCTATCTTGATGTTAATCAAGTCGCTGCTGTTGTACAGCTTCTGGACAATGAAAGCGGAGGTGACAACGATGCGGCTGATTGATGCGGATGCGGTGAAATTCAATTTTCAGTACGGCCGTGACGATAACGGCATTCTACTTGTACCATATAGAGACGCAAAAAAGCTGATTGAAGCGGCAAAAACTGTGGACGCTGTGCCTATTGTACGGTGTAAGGATTGCAAGTATTACAACTGGGGTGAATTGCTTGCCCCGAACAAGTTCTGTTTTCGTTTGAAGCACCCGATAGAAAATCGGGTAATCGGCTACAACTTTGCACCCGATGATTTTTGTAGCTACGGCGAACGGAAGGAAGGTGAAACCGATGGAAGCTGAGAAAGACAATTCTGCAAAGCGATACCTTCAGCAGATCAGGCGGCTTGATACGAAGATCAACCGGGATATCGAAGAACTGCACCGGCTGAAAGCGATGGTCACGAAGATCACGCCAACACTAAAGCCGGATGTTGTTTCCGGCGGTAGCACTCAGGACAAGCTTGCTGATGCTGTGGCGAAAATTGTTGACCTTGAAGCGGAGATCGACCGGGAAATTGATTGCTTCGTTGATGCGAGGAAGGCCGTGACAGCGACAATAGACAAGGTGGAAGATGCACGGCTACATACTGTCTTGAATATGCGCTATGTGCAGTTCAAAACATGGGAGCAGATAGCGTGTTATATGGGGCGTTCTTATCAATGGGTTTGTAAACTTCATGGGACAGCTTTGCAGGTGGTTGAAAAAATCATCGAAAATTCCGGAGAAAATGACATTAGTTGATAGAAGTTTATTGTTGAAATGTGATATTGTTATAATAGAAAATTTATAGCTTCCGAGGAAGCGGGGCGTGGGTTTTGTTTCTCCTACCACGTTCCGCTTCTTTTGTTGTAGAAAGAAGGTGAGATTGTGGCCGATAAGAAGCTGACGGCAAAACAACAGCGCTTTTGTGACGAATATCTGATTGACCTGAATGCAACGCAGGCCGCAATCAGAGCCGGGTATTCAAAGAAAACGGCAAAACAAATCGGACAGCAAAATTTGACCAAACTTGACTTGAAGGAATACATAGAAAAGCGGATGGCCGAAAAGGAAGCGGAGCTGGTAGCGGATCAGGCCGAAGTGCTGAAGTACCTGACATCCGTTTTGCGTGGGAAAAGCGCTTCAAGCGTTCTTGCCCGTGATGAAGTCGGCGCTGATCGTTTGATGATGAAGCCGCCTGACGAAAAAGAGCGTCTGAAAGCTGCTGAACTGCTGGGCAAAGCGCACATGATGTTTACAGACAAGGTGCAGCAGGAAGTTGATATGGATTTGAACATTACGGTGGATTACGGTGACGCAGATGAATAGGGACAAACTTCTTGTGGAATACATTGCACTGGAATTTCCAGAATGTGATAAAACGGATGAATTGCTGAAAAGCGTTTCTGATTCACTTGGATTTAGTGTATATTGCCTTGCGATGGCGTTAGAAGATTTTAAGTCTGAAATAAGAAAGCTGTTCCCATTCTGTCTGCTGTTTGGATGTGATGACGGATGAACATCAAAGTGCAAGCAAATCCTTGTTTCCGCGAGGTTGACCGCAGCGACAAGCGCTATATCGTGATGCGTGGCAGCGCCGGTTCTGGGAAATCCGTTGATACGGCGCAGAACTACATCCTACGGCTTATGCGTGACAAGGGCAGAAACCTTGTCTGCATCCGCAAATCAGATATTACAAACCGTGACAGCACCTTTGCAGAGCTGACCGGCGCTATTTACCGTATGTTTGGAGATCAAGCGGAACGGTACTGGCAAATCAATATGTCCCCGTTGCAGCTCACCTGCAAGGCCAACGGAAACAAGATCATCTTCCGGGGCATGAACGATGACAAGCAGCGTGAAAAGCTGAAGTCAATCACATTCCAGCGTGGCAAGCTGACGGATGTATGGTGCGAGGAAGCCACAGAGCTGACACAGGCCGATGTGGAAATCATAGATGACCGTTTGCGTGGCGAATTGCCGCCAGGTCAGTTTTATCAGATCAGAATGACCTTCAATCCGGTAAACAAGAATCACTGGATCAAGAAGGTCTTTTTTGATATGCCAGATGACAACGTTCTGACACACCACAGCACATATCTGATGAACCGATTTATTGACGATGCCTACAAGGCCCGTATGGAGCGCA